CACCACCGTAAAGCCCGGAGATACTGGGCTTGTGCATTTCGTGCAGGTGCGGAAATGAGTTTTTCATCCGACGTTGAAAAGTGGTCGAAAGCCACCGGCGTTGGAATCGATAAAACGATCCGTGCGGTGTGCCTGGCCGTTACGAAGGAGGTTGTTGAGCGCACCCCCGTGGATACCGGGCGACTGCGCGGGAACTGGTTCGCGACCATCGGCGCGCCGTCTGCCGCTGTAACAGAAGCGGTGGATAAAAGCGGCCGCGCGACGATAACCCGCGCCAAGCCTGCCATCGATAAAGCGCCTGGTACACAGTTCTGGCTAACCAACAATCTGTCTTATGCGATGCGCATTGAGTTCGAGGGCTGGAGCACAATCAAGGCACCCGCTGGGATGGTTCGAATCACGGCGGAAAATGTGCGGGCCAACGTGCGCGAAGAAGCGCAGAAGAACGAGCCGAGGCTGTAATGCCGCTCCCCGACATCATCAACGACGCATTCACCACGCTAGCTAACGCGGCAGTGGATGCGGTGTGGCTGCCGCCTGTGCTGTATCAAAACGAGGCGAATCCATCTATCCCCGACGCTATGCACCTGCGCGCCTACATTTTGCCGGCTGATACAGAGTCGATTGGGCTGTCATCCTGGGATGTCGAGCGCGGAATTCTGCAAGTTTCAGTTTACGAAAAACACGGAACCGGGATCATCAAAGCGTATTCAGTTGCGCAACAAATCCTGGATCTGTTCCCGCGCGGGTTTTCCGCACCGGGCTTCAAGGTTCACCGCGCCGGCTCTATCGGGCCGGCAGTGATCGACGGCGCGTGGTTGGCCATTGCCGTTTCAATCCCCTATGAAAATGTGAGGTAACACAATGACCGCTTTGTCAGCCGCAGGAACTACCGTACACGTTTCCGCATCACTCCCGGCAACCTATGACGCTGCGGGGTATAACGCATTGTCGTGGACACAGGTGACCGACGTTTCGGACGTCCCGGAATTCGGCCCGTCCACCTCTGTCAACACGTTTAATCCGATCGACAACCGGGTGACCCAAAAGAGCACGGGCAGTATCGACTATGGTTCGGTGGGGTTTGGTTTCGCGCATGTCGTGGCCGATGCCGGGCAGGGAATCCTCAGCACAGCGCTGGGCAACAACACCGGCATCTCCGTCAAGGTCACGCGGCCTGATGGGAAAAAGGATTATTTCACCGGCATCGTTTCCAGCTTTACGCGCAACCACTCCGGTGTGAACAGCTTCTTCCTGGGGGTCGCGAAAGTGGAAATTAACAAACCCATCGTGACGGTGTAATGCATGGCTGACTTCAATGCGTTTGCTGTCAATTATCGCGCAAAATTCGATGCGGGCGCGCTGTACACGGTGCTCGATCCCTGGGGCAATCCGGCGCAGGTTGGGAGCGAACCGGTTACCGTTCGCGTAGCTGGCGAGGAATCCGCGCGGTTCAAGAACATCGTTCGCGAGCTGCGCAGGCAGAATGCCGACAAGGTGCTTGATGATGATGAGCGCGCGGAGGTGGCGTTGTCCATCGTTGTCGGCTGTACGATTGGCTGGGATAACGTGCTGGGTGAAGACGGTAAGCAGCTGACGCTGACACCCGAGTCCGCGCGCGAGTTTTGGGATAGCATCTGGCCCTATAACGGAGGGCAGGTAGCGGAGTTCATCCGTGAGAAATCGCATTTTTTGGGGCTCGCGCCGAACGTCTGATTTTGTACGTTCGGCAGTTGGCGTGGTTCGATGCGGTGCCTCACGAGACGTCGAAAACGCGCCGCGAACTAGTGGGTGCTGAACGCGCGGCAAAAGCAATGCCGCCCCTGTTGCCTGGCGATGTATATCTGCTCCAGGATTTTACGGCCACCGGACGCATGAGGCACGGGGATATGGGCACGCTACCGCTCACATGGCAAGACATCGCGGCGTGGGAGTCCGTCAGCGGCGCGGATATCACAGGAGATGAGGCGGCGCTTCTGCACACGCTTTCCGTTGCCTATGTGGGCGCCTATCGATCAGCCTCCAGCAAAAACCCGCAACCGCCGTTCGTAGGTAATGGCGATGAGTGAGTTTTTTTCCAAACTCGGCATCGGCGTTGATTCATCGCAAGTCAAAGCCGGTAAAGACGACCTCGATAAATTCAGCAAATCCGCGAAGGATGCTGAAAAGGCTGCCGATAAGCTGTCCGATTCCGCATCACGGACCGGGGCGGCTATTGGCGCAGGTGCTGCAATAGCGGTTGCCGCATTTGCCGGACTGGCGACCAAGATTGTTTCTGCAACTTCAGCGCAAGAAGCCGCCGCTGCGAGGCTTGCAAATTCTCTGCAAAACGCCGGGGCTGCCGCTGGCGCATCGCTGGCTGAGCTTGCGGAAAAGGCCAGCGCGCTACAAGCCGCGTCGGTTTTCGATGATGAAGCCATTGTCGGGGCGATGTCGCGCCTGATTGACGTTAGCGGCGGGCTCGGCGAGAACATGGACCGCGCTACGCAAGCCATCGTCAACATGGCATCGAAAAGCGGCGACCTAGAGGGTGTCGCTCTACAGGTCGGAAAGGCGCTGGCGGGGACCGCAGAGGGCATCACAGCGTTATCGCGTTCCGGTGTGATTTTTACGGAAACAGAAAAAGAGATGTACAAGGCCCTGGTTGATTCAGGGCGCGCAGCCGAAGCGCAGGAAATTATTCTCGGAAAGCTGGAGTCGAAATTCAAGGGTGCTGCCAGTGCGGCTCGTGATACGCTGGGCGGTGCCGTCACGGGGCTGAAAAACGCCTTTGATGATTTGTTTGAGGCCGGTGGAACGGAAGGTGCTGACGCGCTGAAAAGCGCCATCAATGATCTTGGCAAAACGCTGTCTGACCCGGAGGTTAAAGCGGGTGCGGCGGCAATCGCCTCGTCGATCCTGTCCATTGTCAACGCCATCGTCAAGGCTCCGGCAGAGATCGCCGGTTTTGTCGGGATGTTGCGCGAGTTCGTCGGTGCGGAATTGTTCGGTTCCGAGACTACCGGAAGCATCGCTGTCGTAGAGCGCGAGTTAGATGTCCTGAGGGAAAAGCTGTCCGGCCTAACGGCTGATTTCACGATATTGAACAATGCCGGGCTGTCGGATACCAGGGAGGGGCTTCTAAACGCGCGATCTATCGAGCAGGTTACCGCGCGCATAGCGTTTCTGACCGCAGAGTCAAAGCGGCTTCTTGGCGCGATGGAAAAAACGGTGCCGGCTGCTACAGAAGCAAAGGCTGCCATACTGGACCTTGGCGGCAAGGGCGCGCCGAGCGTCAAGGCGATTACCGTCGAACTGAGTGCCCAGCAAAAAGCCTGGAATTCGCTGATTGACAGCCTGGAAGAGAAAATTGCGCTGTTCGGAAAAGAGGGTGAAGAGGCCCAGCTCTCGGCAAAAATCCAGCTAGGCGCTTACGGGAAAATATCCGAGGCGGAAAAGCAGCGCGTTCTGTCGCTGGCGCGGATCGCGGATGAGCAGGTGCGAGGCAAAAAAGCCACCGACGATCTAGCGCGCTCAACCGAAGAATACAAGAGATCAACGGATGACCTGATCAGGCAATCGCTGCCCGAGCAAGAACAGCGCTTGATGGCAGTGCGCGAGGCGATGCTCAAGCTCAACATCGCGGCGGAGCAATTCCCCGAGCGCGCGGAAGAAATCAATCGCGCAATCGCTCAACTGGCGGAAGATGAAGCGGAGATCCTGAGGGGATCTACCGAACAGCTTTCAGCCTACGGCGAGCAGGCGGCAAAAAATATCCAGGACGCATTCGCCGAGTTTCTGTTCAACCCGTTTGAGGATGGGCTTGACGGAATGCTGTCATCGTTCATCAGCATCATCAAAACGATGGTGTCGCAAGCGGCGGCGGCGGACATAGCGTCTGCCATTGGGCTGCCTGGAGCGGGCGCTGGCGGGAATCTGTCCGGGATTTTAGGCTCGCTCACCGGCGGAAAAGGGGGCGGTTTATTTAGCGGCGGTAATGTTCTGCCTGGAGTCCAAAATGCAATCCTGGGAGGAACTAGCGCGCTCGCTATGCAGGGGGGCGCAGTAGGATCATTCGGGCTGGCTGCGAATAATACGGCGAACAGCCTGTCTACCATGATTCCCGGAGGGCTGGGGACAATAGCAGCAATTGTCGGCATTGCCGCGCCAATTATCGGGGGCATGCTTGGCGGTGACGGCAAAAACAAAACGCTCTACGCAGGGGTAACCGCCGGATCTAATGCGGGCTTTGAGGGCCGCACCAGCGGATCAGTTACAGCCGCCAGCGGGTTGAGTCTGTCGGCTGTTTCGAGGCGGCTTCCAGACGGCGGGAAACTGGCCGGCGGATTGCTGGATCAATTCGCAGCGCTCGATTCCATCCTGACTCAGGGCGTGCAGCGGCTGGGCGGAACCGTGAATCTTGCCGGCCATTCCCTGGGCGGTAGCGGTCTCAAGGGCGGGTCATCCGGGTCGTTTTTCGGCAGTGCGCAGGACGTTGAGTTCGACCCATCGAAACTGTCCGGCGCTTCCGTAGAGTTTGTGCGCGCGTGGATCGCCGAAGTTTCCACGACGCTCGACGTTGGCCTTGCTGAATCGCTGAACAGCATCAAGGGCGATACCGTCGATGAATTGCTGGCAGGATTTAACGTCGAGATTCAGAAGCGAGAAATCCCGCGACAACTGCGCGAGGCATTCGGCGCAGAGGCTAATGCGCAAAAAGCGATTACCTACGCAGCACGCACTGCGACCGACGTATTCGGGGACCAGGTCGCCGAGGTGTATCGGCTGTCCGAGGCTTACGACGGCAGCATAGAATCGCACAACGCGCTGGTGTCGGCATTGCAGACAGAGCAGGCCACCGCCGAGGCGCTTGGCATTGCGCTTTCGCAGGCATCAACGCAGATCAGCGTAATCATTGGCGGACTGCGCAATACGATTGAAGAGTCGCTATTGGCTGAAGATGCGCTGTATGCGCGCCGAAAATCGCAAGTCGACGAATTAGTTGCCTCGCTCAACACCGCTACCGACCCGGCGAAAATCGTCGATACCGTAAAGCAGATCGAAGCGCTATCCGCTACCGTGTGGCAGAGCCTGTCGAAGGACCAGCAAGCCGCGATGGGCGCCGGATTTCTCAGCTTCCTGGACGGCGTGGAATCGCTTGGGCAGGAGCGTATCGATGCCGCGTTCGGCAATCTCGATACCACGGCCAACGGGATTTTCGATGCGGTGTCCGCTGCGATGGACCCCGCCAGCCAGGCGGCGATTGACTCGGCAAACCTTCACGCCGAGGCGTCTAAATCAATCCTCGAATCCGCTAACATTTTCAACGCGGCCAGCCTCAATATGATCGCAGCGGCCAGCGCTCTTGCGACCGCACGAAGCGGGGGCGGCGAGGTGGTGTACCAGTGAGGGCTACAGACGCAACACAAACCGCATTGCTGGCCGAACCAGTCACCGCGCCGATCTACCTGGTTGAGCTAGACCTGGGCGCGGGGCAGGAGTGGCTATCGACAAACGGAGACCAGACCGTAGGCGCGACCACCTATACCGGAGCAGATGTTGGGGTGGCGGGCATGGACAACTGGCAGCGCGGGAGCATCAGGCTGCTCCCTACCGCCACCAGGGCGGCGCAGGTCATCACGGGTGATTGGCGCGGGAACTCATGCAATATCTACCTGCTGCCGTGCGTGCGCTATCCGATGATCGTCGATGACGGCTATTTTGAGGATGGGTACATGCTGCAAGGCACTGTGTACGGAGATCCCATTTTGCTGCTGGCCGGCGAATTGGTATCAGCAAATCTCGGCGATACACTGGAAATCGGCGTGACGCATTCCGCGCTGGTCTCGAAAATCTGCCCGCGCACCCGACTGTCGGCGCCGATCCTCAACTCCCTGCCGGCACCTGGGTCGCAGTTTATTTGGGGCGGTGCCACCTACACGCTGGAGGCTCGATAGTGGCTATCGCTTTGCCTGCAAGCCCGGTGCTCACTATCGCCACGGCGTTCGTTACGGATACCGGTATGGTGTCGGATAGGACCGACGACGGCCAGACCCGGCTGCGTTCGCTGTACGCCGCGACGCAATACGAGGTGTCCTTGCAGTGGGAGAAGCTGGAGCTTGCGAGCAAGGACACCATTGAGACGTTCCTGGAAACCTATCGCGCATCGGAGATTGACGCAACATTCAGCGGGAAAACCTACCGGGGGCGGCTAACTCAAGCGCCGTCGGTATCGTTTGACGGCGGCCAAAACCTCTACCGCGTAACCGCTACGCTGCGCGGCCCCCGTGTCTAATCTGCCGACCCTGCCGGGATATGTTGCGCCAATCTCCGCGCTGCGCGGAGGCGCGGGCCGGAAAACGGCGACGCAGATCAACAAAGCGGCGACATCACCGCAGCAACGCACGGCCACCGTAGCGGCGAGTGGTGCGCTGTTGCCGATCACCTACGGGCGCGACAATGTGCCGGGGCTGATTTTTGCCAAGGGACTTATCAGCACAGACCTTGTGCTCGGGGTGATTTGGTCAATCGGCGAAATTGACGCCATCGAAAAAGTTTATATAAACGACGTTGACGCCAGCACGATCAGCGGCGTGACAATCACGAATTATCTCGGCACCAGCACGCAGACCGCAGACGCGACATTGACCAGCGCAATTGCTGGATATGCCGACACCCTGACGTTTGCAGGGAAACTGAGAACGCGCGGCATCGCTTACACGGTAGCTCGCATCACCACGGCGGCCGCGATTACCGGATTCCCGCGTTTCCGCGCGACGATTCGCGGGCTAAAAATACTCGACCCCCGCAGCGGCACCCCTACCGTGCGGGCGTACTCGGATAATACCGCGCTGTGCATGGCGGACTTGATCGCAGACCCTGATTTCGGGCTGGGCGTCGCGGCGTTGAATGTCACGGCAGCAGCGGACTGGAACGACACGCTGCTCGGCGGAGCCCTCCCGCGCTGCCGGCTGTCGCTCACGCTCGCGGACGGGCGGGCGGTTGCGCCGGATTGGCTGGACCTGTTCGCCGAGTATGCCGAGGTTTTCTACGTTTACGACGGCGCGGACATCCGCTTGATCCCCGATCAGGCCGTAGATCTCGGCACGGTGCCAACCGTTGCGGCATCAAGTATCGTCAGCGGTTCGCTGAGCGTGCAGGCGCTCGACGGCAGCGATAGCCCCACTGAGGTGGAGGTCCGGTATAAATCGCCCACCAGCGGCGGCAGCGCGGCGCTTCCGTGGCCCATCATCCCCGCGACGCCCGCCGCCACACCGGGGGCTGACAGGATTCCGACATCGGTGAGCATGGAGGGCGTGTACCGGGCCGAAGAGGCGAGCAATAAAGCGCTGGCCCGCCTCAACCGCCTCGCCCACCGCGTTAGCGTGACCTGGCAGACGTTTGACGCCGGGGTGGTGTATCAGATGGGGGACGTGGTTAACCTCGCTCAGTCGGCGCGAGGCGTGTCGCTGCCGGTGCGGATAATGTCGGTCGGCGTCGCGGGGCCCGGGCGATACTCCGTCAACGGGATGCGCTACGACGCCAGTCATTACCCGAGCGAGCTGATTTCCCCGCCCGGTACCGCGCCGATCCCCGACGGCGCCATCGTGCTCTATACGGGCGCCAGCGTGCCGGCTGGTTATACCGCGTTCACGGCGGCGAACGGCAAGTACATCATGGGCGAGTCGGGGACGAAAGCGATCGCGGCTACCGGCGGGGCGGCGGCGACCGGAACCTGGAGCGGGACGACTGCGACTGGCGGGGCGCATCGCGGAGATGCTTCCAACAGCTTTCAGGCGGGCACCAGCGGCGGGTTTGCCGGGTTCGGTATCAGCGCGGAGGATCATACCTCTAGCGTCGGCGGGCACACGCACACTTGGACAGCCGCCGCCGCGACGATGGACCTATATCGCCGCCGGCATACGTTCTGTAAAAAGGTCACGGCAGCCGCGACCGCTCCCGTCTCGATAATGGTTTTCGGCCTCGCGAATATCTCACACCCCAACGTCGCCCGCGTGCTCACCGGCGCGGGGCGGCTATTGATGCCTGATACCACAATTGCCGATGCGGGAGCGGCAACGCAAGCGCTGTCCGCGACGGTTGCAAGCGCGAATATGTCGCACACGCACTTTACCCAGGTCTCGGGCCAGTCTCAGGATTTCGCGCCCTACGACAATATCGTGAAGAATACCGTAGAAGCGACGTGGGCTCACGTTCATACCGCGTCGCTTACGCTCACGGCGGCGATCAAGCGCAGAAAACTCGCGCTCTACGGCGGCACATCCGATTACCCGATGGTGCCCGGCATGATTGTCTTGTGGGACGGCGGCGCGAATCCATCGGGCTGGGTGACGTGCGACGGAACCGCGGGGACGCCGGACATGCGGGACTTTTTGCTTGAGATTGCGGCCAGCGGGCAAGAAAGTGCGAGCGCAGGGAACAACACCGTAGCGGCGAGCAGCACATCCGGCAATTATGGGCATTCCCACTGGGAATCAGACCGCACCGACGGTCCCGTACCGATCACGATTTACCACGCCGGCACGGTGTATCACAATCACACATTGAGCGCGTCGCAGTCATTCACGCCGCCGTGGTACGCGCTTCGTTTTATTATGAAAACGACTTGAGGAGTTGAATCGTGGCATTTACCTATCGCAACGTAGTTCTCCGACAGTTGACCTACGCTGAGGCCGACGGCAATTTCGGAGAAGTCGAGCGCATGTACGATGAGACGTTAGACGCGGCGCTTATCGCAACAGCGGCGGCAGATATCTACGTCAGCACAGCGGCCGGACTTGCTGCCACGGCGGAGGGCGGATATTTCACGGTGCCGGATACGTCCACAGACGAGCTTGTGATTTATCGCGAGGTGGCTGGGGTCGCTACTGAGCAAATCCGCTTCGGCAAACCCTTCGTCGGCGGGGTGCTCACCGGAGCACTGAACGAGGCGCCGCCGGTAACCATTGCCAGCGCGGGCAGCATTGACATCGGTGCGGCTGCATCAAATACCGTGATTGTTTCCGGCGCCGCGACAATCACTGCGCTCGGGACAATCGCCGCCGGAGCGATCCGCTACATTCGCGCGACCGGGGCATTCACGCTCACGCACAATGCCACGTCGCTGATCCTGTACGGCAGTAATATCGTCGCAGCCGTAGGCGAGGGGTTTTGGTTCGAGAGTTTGGGCGGCGGCAATTGGCGGTTGGTTGGGCGGCATTATGCCGGGCCGCTCGCGCGGACGGATCTCGCCAACACGTTTGTCAACGGACAGATAATCCAGGCCAACAACGACGCTGCGGGTGAGGCAATGGGGCTTCGGCTCGACCGCTTGTCCGCATCGCCGGCGGCAGGCGATTACCTCACCTCCATCGTTTTCTCCGGCAGGAATTCCTCAGCAGCTATAACAGATTTTGTAGACATACGCCCAAACATTACGAATATAGGGGCGGGCACTGAGGCGGGTCAGTTTGAGATTCTCACCCGGCTGGGTAATGTCATAGGATTTTGCGCCGTCTTTGGTGCCGGGGTACAAGTCGGCGGCGCCACCGGCGGCGATCTGGGGCGCGGGACCATCAACGTAGCGAGTGGGCTTTACGTCAATAACTCTGCCGTCCTAAAACAGGCCGATATTTTCGTCAGCACGGATCAGACAATCACGCTGGCGGGGGCGTTGACGCTCGCGCACGGGCTGGGTGTGGCGCCGCGTTTGTGGTCGGTGGTATTCGTCTGCACGACGGCGGAACTTGGGTACTCAATCGGCGACGTAGTCTCGACAGGCTCAGCGCAGGTGCCGGCAATCTGGCCGGATGCGACCAATTTAAACGTCAGGTACTCCAACACAGCCCTGTCAATTGCCCATAAAACTACAGGGGTAGTTACGGCGATTACAGCGGCAAACTGGAAGGCGCGATTCCTCGCGCTGAAATGAGGCATTTATGATTGAAGCTCTTGCAACAAAGCACTTTGTAAACGCCTCCGGGGAATACATAGGTGGATTCGGTGGGGTGCGCATAACTACCGAAACGCCCAACCCGCGCGAGGTTGTCGTAACAGACCCGGAGACGGGCGAGGAATCCCGGCGCATTGAATACGACCCGCCGACCATCACGGTGAGCGAGGAATGGCCGGAACTACCGGTGGGCGCTGTCGAAGTGCCGTTGCCGCCAACTTCACGGCTCGATCGCTTTGATGGCGCCGCGTGGGTGTCGCCTGCGGCGGCTGTAGTCGCTGCGGATAACCTCGAGCTGGCACGCGCCAGGATCAGCCCGGAAATGATAGCCCTCATCGATGCGCTGGCGGCCCGACTATCGATACCCAGCCTCCGCGAGGAAGTCGCGATCAGCCTGGCAGGCAAATAATGCCATTCACCGAAGAGCGCATTATTCGTCTGGCCTCTGAGGCAGCAGTTCATGCGGCGAAACAAGCCGTTGAAGAAGCGGCGAATCGGGCGGCAGCCAATGTCGCGCTCCAGCGCGCGGAAGTCAACGCGGTGGTGGCTGAGGCGGTTAAGCAAACGCTCATCCAGCTCGGCGTAGATACATCGGACCCTCTGGCAATGCAGCGGGATTTTCAGCATTTGCGACAGTGGCGGGAGTCCGGAGACAGCCTGAAAGACAAGGGGATGCTGGCTATCCTGGGGATATTCTTGTCAGGGCTGTCAGCGCTGCTGGTGATGGGCGTGCGGGAGTGGATGCACCGTTGAAAAAAGACCGCCCCGAAGGGCGGCAAGGAGGGTCTTCAAGAGGGCCGGAAAGTGGCCTGAATGGGTAATCTAGCGCGATAGCGCGGTGTGGTCAAGCGGTTTCGCGCAGATCAAGTATAGCCTCGACGACTTCATCGGTGTCGAAGCCGAAAGCTGTTTCAGCGACCATTCCAGCCGCAGCGGTACAGGCTGCACGCCATGCCGCACGCGCGGTTTCCTCATCGTATTGGCCCATGTCTGTATCATCGAACCAGTCGTCAAACGTCATTGTGCCCTCCAGTTAATCACCCCTTCATCGCGCGGAGTACACGGATATGTGCCGCACGCTTTGCCCTGTTGCGCTCGCGCCACTTCCGCCGGGCCTGATTCAACGCACTCCGGCCTTCTGGCGTTGCCGCATACGCAATCTTCGCTGCTACCCGATCCTCGCGCCTATCCCGCACCCGGTCAAACTCGCGGTAATACGCCAGCTTGCGCGCCCGGTTGTCGATAGCGGCCCGCCTCATGCACGGCTTGCACTTTCCGCGCAGTCCATCTGCTGCCGATGCGTGCGCGTAGTATTCGGACAGCGGCTTTGCGGTTGCGCATGATTGGCAGAGTTTGGTTTTCATGGGTTACCCGTTCGCGCCCTGCCCGTTTTCCTTATGCCACTTACTGTGGCACTGTTGACATAGCCATCTGACGACAAGCGGGAAGGCATAGTCATCGTGGTGCCCATGTATGCGGCCTTTAGATTCGCATTCCGAACATATTTTCGGCGTAATAACATTTCCGGAGCGTAATGCATTCCTTAAGATTATGTGTGCGGCATGCTTGACTTGGTTGTGTTGAATCCATTTTTTACTACCCCTCCTCATGGAGTCCTTTCCTGGCTCTGTTTTCCGATACTCCTTCCGCGCTTCGACCCTCTTTGGAAGATAATCACGCATTCTGTCGTACTCAAGATAATAATCAATCCTTGCTTCCCTGTTTTCCCTTACGTCACGTTTATTGCACTCCTTGCACTTGTTTACATGCCCGTCAGCCATTCTGGGATGCTTATAGAATGCGGAGAGCGGTTTAGTCTCCCCGCACTTAAAGCACGGCTTCTCTTTTGTCATACCCGCACCAACTGTTTAACGTCCCGGAGCTAGGCTACCACCATTAGGCGGTAATTAAAAGGGACTCATTTAAAAGGTATTTCTTCGCCCCCAAAGTCGTCCATATCGCTGAATCCAACCTCTGCCGGCTTCTCCGCTCCGCCTTCCTTGCGGTCCAGCAGCTGCATCTCCTTCGCGACAATCTCTGTCGTGTAGTGCGTCTGGCCATCCTTCTCCCACTTGCGGGTGCGCAGGGATCCGGATAGATAGACTTTGGAGCCCTTGTGGCAAAGTTCGCTGATAATCTCGGCCAGCCGACCGAACGCGACCACGTTTACCCAGGTGACGCGCTCCTGCTTCTCGCCAGCTTTGTCCCGCCATTGCTCGCCGACAGCGATGCTGATATTCGCAACAGCATTGCTATTCGGCATATAGGTTAGTTTAGGATCTTGTCCAAGTCGGCCGATGAATTGGCACAGGTTCAAGTCGTTAGCCACAATTAGATTCCTCCGTAGCCCATTTCCACGTTTTACCGCGTACCGCATTACTTATGGTCATTGGAGACACATTCATGCTCGCTGCGATAGATCGTTGAGATTCTCCGAGACTGCGTCGGTGTTTCGCTTCTTCAATAAGAGAGCGTGTCATTCGTGTCGTGGACCTTTTGAAATAAGAGATCCTTAAATTCGTAAGGGCCACCATAGATCGCTTTGATCCAACACAATGCCTCCTTGTGTGCGCTCCCCATGTCTCAATAACCAGATTACTAATCACATTATTGTGTTTGTTCTCATCAATGTGATGTACAAGCTCATCGTCTCTGAGCTTTCTTCCTGTGTGTCGTTCTACAACGAGGCGATGTTGCTGAATCCACCCATGTTCCGTTTTCTCCATGATGTATCCTTTAGAGGTTTCTCGCGTTGAGCCAACAGGCCGCGACCTCTGTTTATTCCTCTCCGCCAGAGAGCATGATTTGCACATCCATCGGCCATAGCCACGGATGGAGTTATTGATGTCGCTTTTCCTTCTGAGCAATAGCGCTCCACAGCTATGACATTTGAACCATGATGGCTTCATGTTCGTCTCCGTTTTGGCGTAACGTATCTAATGTTACCACAAAACGTCCAAGCCTGCCTATCAGTATCACGCGATTTACGCCGTTAGCCATTGATAATGTCCTCAGTAATTGACGCTGCATGATGCCTGCACAGTGTCTCGAATTCTTCCTTTGTGAACTCAGAGTCAGGGGTAATCATTTTCCGCATGGCGGCTCCAGAAGCGAAGTCGCGCATTGAAATATATTTACCGCAGGCATTGCAGCGGTTCCAGCGGAGTTTATGCTCGTTAGCCTCGCTTTCGCGTGTGCTCACAATTCCTCCGCAGCGCGCCTTGCAGCCTGGGTCTCATCCTTTGTTGCGAGCCGATGGTCACCAAAGAACCCTTCAACAAGCGTTGGCTTCGCTTCTCGCCACTTCTTGTACTCGCGCTCGCTGTATGTGCGCGCTGGGTTGTAGTTCCAGCTTGCTTCAACAGTGCGATTTTCGGCATCTACGCTTATGATTTTAACGCTCCAAACGGCGACGGTTGACAGCGTTGTGTTGCCGAGCTTTTGCCGGCCAACATCGTAGGCGAGCATCCCCGGCTTGATCTTCTCGAATTTCACAATTCCTCCTCACATACCTTGTCGTAGACGCCCTTGAAGTCAGGCCGCAGCCCATCACGGACATGCTGGCAGTATTCAATCTCAGCCCGCTGGGCGTCGTCGTAGTCCATCGTGCTGGCTATGATCCAGAGCAGAAGCGCGGTGACGATAGCGGCCATGGTTGAGTACACGGCGATGCTTTTATGCTGGTATTGCTCGATCATTTCTGGTCCTCCTTAATCCACTCTTTAATCTTGCGCAAAACAGCCAGCAGCTTAACTGCACTGCAATCCTCTGCATGGGCGATATCGGTGGTGGCTATTGCCTCGCGCCCGCACCGCTCGCACCGAAGGAACTCATCCTGAGAGGGCGGCTTTATGCCACCAGCCCAGCCAATGCGCGGATCATCCAAAGGTCCGGCGTACTCTACGAGCGCGTAGAGTACTTCCCTCATGTCTAGTGGGATCATAAGACTTCCTCGTTTACGCGCTCCACCAGAACCGCCAGACAATGTGCCTAGCGGGATTGTCGAAAATAGCCAGGTCGTGCCTGACGCGCGTGTTGCAGTAAATCAGTTTGCCGATTCTAAGCGTGGTCATCTATTTAGCTCCAGTTTTCTTCGCCGTTATATTTTGAGATGATCGTCGCCAGAGGCTCGTTTACTATCCACTCTTCGAGCCCATTCCCCAAATGAATTATAATCCTTGTCTCTTCTCGATCAGTCAGCGCATCTATAGCTACAATCCATTTCTTTGCGATATACAAAGGTGTTTTATTGTGCCACATTGTTTCAATAAGCTCAGTTGTCATGCGGTAATCCTCCCAGCCATTCGCCCGGTTTGAGGTTGCAGCCATGCTCGACCCACCGATACCAGTGATCTCCGGTGCCGTGTGGGTCAGGGATCACGGTCTGCGATGGGCAGTCGGCCAGGTTGTGGCCGTAGCACTCGCCACTACCTGGGCGGTGTGGATGGCGGTAGGCTTCGCAGTGGCAGGGGGTGCAGTTCATATCGCCCCCCGCGCCTGGTCGATAGCCTCCCGCGCCTCATCGCCCCATCGTGTAGGGTCAGTGCTGCATCGCGCGGTCAGGATATCTATTGCGCGCCACGGGTTTTTCTCCAGGTAGGCCCATCGCGCCGCGTCGCCATCATCTGCAACAGATTCGAGCAACTGGCCAGCTACTCCGCTCTCAGGCATCACCCACGTTTTGACCGGCAACGGCATATTGCACAGCGCCTCGACAAACACGCGCCCGCGTTCGGTGATCTGGTAATGCGGGTCGTGGTACACGTCCATGCTTTGCGTAGGCTCCAACAGATTGTGAACATCGCGGAATCGCTCTATCGCATCCTGCACAGCCGGCGCGGAGAAATCGCCGTCCCGGTAATCGGTTGGGCAGCAGTAATAGTGCAGAAGGATTTCAATCTCTAGCGGGCTCATAGTGCCTCCAAGTCTCAAAAGTTGGGTCGCTCATGTGCGCACCGCCAGCGATGTCGTCGATACAAACCGCAGCCCCGGATAACTCACCGCATCCCGCAGCGCGGTAGCCAGCCGGTTTGCAGCGGGCTGGTTGAGTTGTACAAGCTCGGCAGGGGCCGTTCCGTCCGCTACGGCTCTGCACAACGCGGTAATGTCGGTTAGCTCAGCGTGCCATCGCGTCGTGGGCCAAGTGCCATCAGCGGCCACCGGGGCGGCTACGGGTACATACACCTCCTGCCCGCGCATCTCCAGGGCAAGCTCGGGATCGCCACATTGCTCTGCCATGGTCGCCAGCGCCTCTTGCTCTTTGCGCAGTCGTTCAGCCTCGGCGCGTGCAGCCTCTTGTGCGGCGCGTTGCTCTGCTGCGCGGTAGTCCAGCATTCCACGCTCTACGATGTCGTCCGCCTCTTTCAGGCAATCAAGCGCGGGGGTGAATAACCCATTAACGACTTTGCGCGATTCGTCGATTGGCTTTAGCGTTTTCTTCCGCAACGCTTCAAGCGCCTTCCATTGTCGCTTCATGCCCTTTCGTTCCTCGGCCGCGCAGGCATAGGACTCCGGCGACGTGATCGGGAATTGCCGCGCCCATGCCAGGGCAAGCTCAGCCTCGCGCATCGGGGTTGGGTCTGGCGCTGGGATTGATATCAGTTGCGTTGTCATTGTTTGCCCTCGTTGAATTTTCGTAATTGGTTCTTGAATATATCCATATCGCCAATGCCGTCCAGCCGTGGCAGCGAATATGTTTTCTGCTTCAAATCCAGCACATACCGCTTGCGAGTCTTGAGTCCAGTCCGTGCATACATTGCACACGCATAAGCGGCTGTTTGCGGCCCCACGCTGCGCGGTATCAGGCCGCTTTTGATATCGATCTGCACATCGATGCAGCCCGGCAGATCCCCGAACAGGTCCAGCGTGCCCGCATACCAGAGCTTATCGTCGTACACCCGGCACTCCGTCAGGGTCGGCTGGAATCCCGACTCCCGCAGGAAGCGCCGAAACTGTGCGAGATACGGCGCGACCTCATCATCCACCGTGTTTTCGTCCAGAGTCCCGAGCACGTCCAGGTTGCAGGCGGCATGGACCCGGCTCCCGCGATCCCGAGCCTTCTCCAGCACGCGGGCCGGGACGTTGGAGAAATCGTCCAGCCCGCGCAGGATCTGCGTAACACTGGGGAGCACGCGCCCGCCCAGCGTGTAGCAGTGTGCGATGGGATCGAATTCAAATCCCGCCATTGCCATCCACCGGCCCGGTAATGTTGCCCAGCATCCGAGCTATCCGGTTGCGCTCGAATGCCGCTTCTTCATACGATTCGAGCGCGTCATCCGGGCTGCGGTAGAGGCTGAACACCTCGCCGCCCACAATGACGCGGACGGACCAAGCGTGCTCGCCCTGCCGGACGGTGATAACCCTGGTATTCCCGCTCATGCCGCGCTCCCTTGAGCGCCGACCCACTCGATAGCATCATTGATGCTAGCCGCCGGGAGTTGGTCCAGCGCCGCAATGCCGAAAGCATCGGTAAGTGCGTGTTCGGCCAGCCCCTTGCGCTCAAGCGCTTTGAGCAGAATTCGCAGTTGCGGGGGCGTGATGGTTGCGCCTCCGGTATCGGCTCGCGGTGCGGGATCTTGGCTAGCTTGCGCTTCCGGTTCGGCGACTGGAGCGGGGTCTTTTCGGGCTGGCGATTGGTCGTCGGGCATGTGCAGGTCGCCCTTGTGCCACAGCTCCAGAGCAGCGCCGAATCTCATACAGCTATTCCGTAAAAAATCCCCAATTATTTCCTTCATTCGCGCCCCGGCGTCGGCGAACGGCTTGGTGTCGGCATTGCCGTAGCCAAGCCGGGTAACTCCGCAAACCGTCAATTTGCCCCACAACCCGCCCTCGTTGTCGAGGCGTGGCAGCCCTTCCTCCGTGTACGCCAGCGGCTCCCAGTACCACATTGGATCTGCATCCAACAGCCGGTCCGTAAGCGCGGCATGGCCGACGAAATCAAGGTGGATAACGTCCGGGTGATGCCACGAGTGGCACTTCTCGCACCGGATGCCGACCTTGAAATCAGCCTTCACCGCGTCGGTTTGCGCCCGCGTCGGTTTTGGTAGTTTGCCTATCTGGTGCGCCGGAAATGGCGCTCGCAGCAGGGCCAGCCCTTCCAGCGTCGCATTTGGTGTTTTTTCGTCCATCTGATTACCCTCGGTTTGTGGTTTATCGGTCACTGCCCATCCCCTTCGTCGGCCAGATCCTGCCGCTGACTTTCCACGCTGCCAGTCCCCACGCTGCCGCTATTGCCAGCGCCCACAGTACGGTTTCGATTAATCCCATTTTCAGATGCCTCCAGGGCTCGTTGAGATAGGCCAAACAGGTCGTCGTCGTCCATCAGCTGTAAAGCCATTCCGGCACCGAACAGCCAGTTCCGCGCTTGTTGCGCCGCTCGCTGATCGTTTCGTGCGTCGAACTCGCGCACCATTTCGACCCACTTGTCGATTGTGTCGGATAGAAGGTTAATGCTCATTTCTCGCCCTCTTCGCAAATGCGGATAAGCTCGGCTGTCTGCCACTCACGTTCGGCGGCCCAGGCGGCCCCGGCGGCCTCGGCGGCCTCGGCGGCCTCGGCGGCACTGGCGGCCCCGGCGGCCTCGGCGGCGCTGGCGGCGACCCTGGCGACCCCGGCGGCACTGGCGGCCTCGGCGACCCCGGCGGCCCAGGCGGCCCAGGCGGCCCTGGCGGCGGCCCAGGCGGCCCCCCCGGCGGCGGCACTGGCGGCCCCGGCGGCGGCCGAGGCGGCCGATAGCTCCTCGTCCGTTGCCGTGCCGTGGGCATGCCGCTCGGCCACATCGAGCGCCGCCACGCTGCGGGGATCGCTCATGAGGTGCTGCACACGGCGCGCATAGCGCACGGCGAGCAATCGCCAGCGGGCGTTGTGCTCCGGCATTGTTTGCAGGCACCACAGCGCGTCATCGAGGCCCATCGCCTCGACAATCTGCCGCACCGTGATGGGCGTGTCCGCGCCGTATTTGCGCAGCCCGCCGGCTTTGCGCAGGGCGCGCTGCCAGCTACTGGCGCAGGGATCGGCCGCTTTAATTCGGGCGAATGTGGTGGTTGGCTGGCTCATGATTTTACCTCCTGATTGTGTGTACGTAGCCAGTGGCGCACCAGCTCCCGGATTCCCCTGCTGCGGCTGCCCTCGCCGGCCTCACGCACAATGGCGTCGGTGGCGTCGTCGATGCTCACGCATCGGTTGCGGAATCCCCCGCGCGGCCTGCTGGGCTCGGGGGGTATGGTTCGATTCATGATTTGCCCTGCTTTTTTAGCTGCTTGCGGGCGACTGAGACCGGGACATCGCAGTCTCGACATGCAGCGCGGAACTCTGCGGCTGCGGCCTGCTTTTCTAGCCACACAGCGACGCGGCGGCATGCCTCAGCATCCTCGGCACCTTCATGGATTTGAAGCCACTGAGCGGCAATGCACATGTCATCTGGTGATGGTGTTTTCATGATCCGATCCTCTCTGTTAGAGCCCACATAGTTGGCTATATAGCCGCACCATGCAAGCGGTATTTACTGCGCCGTTATACCGTGTTGGATTAACGGAGCGCGTTGTTATGCCGCCCCGAAGGGCGGCGGTTGGCGGTTAGGCTGCTGGGCGTTTAGCCGTAAGGCGTTCCGCTGCCAGCCGTTGTATTTCTGCGGTCAGGCAGTCGGCCGGCTGATAGTCGTTTGACCGGCCGGGCGCAATCAGGATCAGGCCGCGCGCGTCTTTCTTCACGTTAAAGGTACGCCCGTCGTGGTTAAAAGTTTTCATCTCTTTACCCTCCATCCGCACCATTGCGGTATGTGTACATTATCGACTATATAGCCGCGTGTATAGCGATATCTGCGCCCCGGTTAGACTGTGTTGATATATAGGCGCCAGTCCTTATAACAATTCGTAAGTCGTTGATTCTGCGATATATGCGCGCGGTGGGCGTGGTGTCAGGGCGGGGTTGCGCGGTGTGTGGCGATGGGATAATATCGCCGTGCCGGAGTCGCGAGCCGGTGCCGCATGGGTAGCCAATATGTCACCACCTGTTATCTGAGGAGCCGGCAACGTCCGTCGCCCTTGCGGTATTGTGCCCGCGCTGGTTCGCTACCAGCGCCCTCAGACCCGGTGATTCATGTCCGCAGAAAATCCGCAACACATCGAAATATCAAATCTAGTCCCTCACCCGCAGAACCCGCGTGTCGCCATGCGCGAAGACGTTATTTAGGGTTGACGAAAGGCGCCAGTCGGCCATACAATTAACGCCTATTGTTGATGCGAGAGGTCTTGACAGTGATAAAATTAACCGTTGATAGGCTGGCCATGTTGATTCGGGCGGGCTCGGTAATCGAGATAATCGTCAAACAGAAATCAGATTCGGAAATTCCTGAATGGTACGTTGATGTTTATCATGTAGATGATCGATTAACTCTTGAGCTAATGACAAAGCGCGGCAAGCTTAGGGTGTTCAAGTCGATAGATAGCGCGCTTTCCGCATTGCGCGGTGACTGTGGATATGGCGGAGAGTTCAAAGTGTGGCCCGCCGAATTCATTGAAAATCATGAAGAAAAATGCAGGCTGTATATAGATCAATTGAGAGAACAAACTCGCCTGAATAAATTTGATAGCAAAGGGATACATATATTCCATGATGGGTGGATCGATGAACAATAACCCTTCTGTAGTTGTTGACCCTGAGTTCAAGGCGCTTATCCCGCCGCTGTCTCCCGAAGAGCGCGATCTGCTGGAGAAAAGCATAGTCGAACATGGCTGCCGCGACCCTCTCGTTACCTGGCGCGGGGTGCTGCTGGACGGCCACAACCGCTTTGATATCTGCCAGCAGCACGGCATTGAGTTCACGACAGCCGAGCTAGCGTTCGATGAAATCGAACAAGCCCGCGTTTGGATGCGCGACAACCAGATGGGTCGGCGCAACCTGACGATGGCATGGCGGATTGAACTGCAACTGGCGAACAAGGAGGATTTGGCGAAGATTGGCGCGGCTAAGCGGGTTGATGACGGAAAGGCAGCACGGGACAAGCAGCTTGGGGTGTTATCACAGAATGATAAAACCCCAGAACCCAAGCACAACACCCAAGCCGAGATAGCCAAGGCCGCCAACACTTCAACCGGCATGATTGGCATGGCCGAAGTTGTGCGCAAAGCCGATCCAGATCTGTGGGAGCAAGCAAAAGCGGGTGATACCACGGTAAGCGCTGCATACCAGCAGGTAAGGCGGCAAGCACAGCTGGCCGACACCATCGCCACCCGTCCCCACGTATCCAACAACAGCGGAAACAACGAGTGGTATACCCCGCCAGCCATTATCGAGTGCGCCCGGCGTGTGCTGGGAAATATCGACTTCGACCCAGCCTCAAGCGAGGTTGCGAACCGGACCGTTCAGGCTGATAAATACCTGACTGCCGAAGATGATGGTTTAGCGCAGGAATGGCCGGTCGGGCGAATTTGGATGAACCCGCCCTACGCGCAGCCATTAATTGGGCAATTTTCAGAAAGATTTGTGCTAGAGATTCGCCGTGGTTCTGAAGGTATCGCGCTGGTTAACAACGCAACCGAGACAACGTGGTTCCAGGGTATAGCGGCTGAGTGTTCGGCGATTTGCTTCCCGAAGGCCCGGGTTAGGTTTTTGGACGCCAATGGTGATCCTGGCGCTCCACTACAGGGGCAAGCAATAATTTATTGCGGACCGGATCCGGGTTCGTTCCAAGAAGAATTTTCAGGATTTGGGTTGGTTGTTCGCCATGAACAAATTTGAAGAGTCGTTGGCCTTTGGTAGAGCTGGGGAATCAACTATTTCCAAGTGGCTGCAAAAGAGGGGGCATGCGGTCTTCCCGGCTTACGAAAAGGAGGGAGGTGATTTCAAGGGGCCTCAACTTTTCTCTGATTCAGGGGATCTCGTGCTTCCTGATTTGCTGGCATTTAGATCAGGAAGTGCCATATGGTTTGAGGTCAAGAGGAAGACATGCTTTACCTGGCACAGAATATCGCAGCGGTGGGTGACCGGAATAGATCTCCACCATTATAGCCAATACCAGGAGGTTTCTTCCAAGACTCACCTTCCTGTCTGGCTGATATTTTTCCACCCTGAAAGCGAACCCGATAAGCGCGATATTTTACACGGGTGCCCTCCCAAAAGCCCGACGGGCTTGTTCGGCAACGACATTATGAAATTGCGGGACTGCGAAAGTCACAGGCATCAGAACTGGGGAAGGCATGGCATGGTTTATTGGCCGAGAGAAAATCTTAGGCTGCTAGCCGACACCCGAGAGATAGACCCGAGATTCACAGGAGCGATTAATGAGTATCCTTCGCAATCCTAACAGGCACAGATACACCGTAATCGACTCCTCTGCGCTGGAAGACACGGCTATATCGTTTGAGGCGAAAGGGGTTCTCGCCTATCTGCTCAGCAAGCCTGACGGCTGGGTAATACACCAGGAGCACCTGTCCAGGATGGGCGGAATAGGTCGCCACAAGATGATGCGCATATTCTCAGAGCTGCGGAAGGCTGGCTATATAGCCTACAAAAAACCCCGCAATGAGTTCGGGCAGGTTGAGGGAACCGAGATAGTCCTGTGCGAAACACCGCGTCGAGAAGAGTCAGGCGCAAAACCCGACCATGGGATTACCCGAGAATCAGAAAACCCGACTGTCGGTAAACCCGACCCCTTAGTAAATCTTGAGTCTTTAGTAAATCTTGATACTTCAGTAAACCTTGAGGAAAACCTTAAAGATGCGCCGCCTATCGGAAGCGACCCTGTTGTCGACCCGCCTAAGCGCAAGCCGCCCAAAGCAAAGCCGCCAGCCGTGCCGCTCGATTACAGCGCATGGCCAACCATGCCCAGCGCCCAGGTTATGGCGGACTGGGTTGCTGCGCGAAAGGCGAAGCGGGCGCCGATTAGCCAGACCGTGATTACCCAATTTGGCAATGAGCTGCACAAAGCGGCCGCGCTGGGTTACAGCGTCGACCAGTGCCTGGCCGAGTGCATCACCAGCGGCTGGCAGGGATTCAAGGCGGCGTGGATAGCGAACCGAAACAATACCGGAGGCACCAATGGAAAAAGCGGCAGATCTGACCGCGAAAGCGTTTCAGCAAGGGCGGTTCGAGAGGCCGCCGAATTCATCGCAGACCTCGACGCAGCCGAACGTCTCGAACGAGATCAAACGGATGGTGGCAGCGGTGTTTACGAAAATGAGCTTGCTCTACCGTGGAAAGGCCTCGGTGGACTTCCGGGTGCGCGATGAGTCCGGGGCCGAGACGGTGGAATTCCGCGTCTGGTGCAAAGAGATCGGGCACCTCACGCCGGCGCAGTTTGCCCAGGGGATCAAGATCATGGAGCAGCAGGAGGCAGACGCCCGCCGCACCGGTGACGAATCGTGGCCGCCGTCATACGCTGGGTTTATCGGGATCGCCACCATGCAGCTAAAATCCCGCTCGACCGTCGAGGCGCTGCCGGCGTCTATCCTGTCCCGCGATGAGGCGCGCGCGAAATTCGCGGAGCTGCGCGCGATGCTGGGGGATGCACGCTGACAAACAGCGAGCGACCGTTTTTTGAATTCCAGTCGAGATTTAACGCTGGCGGGTGAAAAAATGGTTAGCAACTGCGCGGACGCCGTGGTAGTTTGTGGACAGATTTTCTGGAATTGATCGCATGACCGAAGACCGCACAGGAAATGGTTGCAGCGTTTGCAGACACCCAAAACCAGAAAAAGGCAGGGCATTTGATGGGCGACGTGCTTATCGTTGCCCGAGGTGTTGCAACATATGGACGTTGGGGCTGCAAGGAAGATCGCCTCGTTACAGTAATCAGCGCGCGAGTTACCAGTTTGCGGATAGCAAGGGGTTGCGGAATGGCTGAAGATCGAACAATCCCGAGCGCGCCGCTACCGCTCGCATACCCTGAAACTATCCGGCGTGCGCTGACGCTGATATGGGATCCACGCTGCGACGTGGACGCACCCAAGGCGCATACTCGGGAACGCAGCACGGCAGCGCAGGGCAGGCACCAGGCGCGGGTGTTCGCGCTGGACCGGGCGCTTGAGGCGTCTGAGGCGCATTACGATGGTTTCGTACCCAAAAGCAGAAGGGGCGAGTTGTAGGTGGACACGAACGAAAGCAAGGCCGCACTCAAGCTGCAAATCGCCGAGACCGCCATGCGTAATGCCGCTGCCGCACTCGATGCCGTAGGTAGCGAAGAGGCCATATTGCACGCCAAGGAGATGCGCTGGTCGGTAAATCGGGTGCGGACGTGGGAGCTTGAGTTGAGAAAGATGCATGCGGCGGGGGCCGGCTAATGGCGCTTAAGCCGAACGACAATCTGCAAACCCCTGAATGGGTATGGGGCGTGCTTGGCACTATCGATCATGATCCGTGCGCCGGATTGGACACAAGGATAGGACGCGAGAATTATGCCATTGAGCGCGGAGAGGATGGGTTGGTGCTGCGCTGGTTCGGGTTTGTGTATTGCAACCCGCCGTACTCGCAGAAAGAGGCATGGATCAAGCGCATGGTCGCACACGGGCGGGGAATACTGATATTGCCTGAGCGTGGATCCGCACCGTGGTTTGGGCCGCTAGCTAATGACGCTGGAAGTTATTGGGTTATGGGGAAGAAGATCAATTTCATCGGCGGACCCAGCAGCAACAACTTGGGCAGTGTGTTGTTCCTTTTCGGAAAAGATGCAAGAGCATGGATTCTGGCAAGCGGTCTTCCGGGGCATCTTGTCGATGTGCTTGAGTATAGGCCGAGGGCCGGCTGATGGCATTCGTGCTTGGCATTGATCCTGGCGAGCAGACAGGCGTGGCTTTGTACCGCGACGGCATCCTGTCCGAGTTGTTCACCATCTCGCCCGCCCAGTACGGTGCGGTGCTGGACGACTACAAACCCGATCTGCTGGTTATCGAGGACAGCCGTCTGCAATCCCATGTATTCACCGGCCCGAAAGAATCGCCCGCTGCCCGCCTCAAGATCGCCCGCAATATCGGCATGGTGGACGGGTTTTGCTCAATACTCACCCGCATAGCGGAGACTCTGGAGATACCCATGATCGGCGTGTCGCCGCTCGGGAAGGGCGTGAAGATAAACGCTTATCAGCTCGCCACAATCATGGGATGGACCGGCAGGAGCAACCAGCACGAGCGAGATGCCGCTGCCGTCGCGCACAATTATCGGAATTGGAGCAAGACGCAATGACTCCTGAAATCGCAGCCGGCTGGCTAACCCGCATCATCGGTCACGAGGGCGGGTATACCCTGGGCGAAGGTGACCCCGGCGGGGAAACTCGATGGGGAGTCAGCCGAAGGTCTTACCCGAATCTCGATATCAAAAACCTGACCAGCGAACAAGCCGCTGACATCTACATTCGCGATTACCTGGCACCGCTCAAGGCCGACAAATTACCCGACAGCGTGACCTTCCAGCTTCTCGACTTCGCCATCAACTCGGGCGTTGACCGCGCCGTGGTGTGCCTACAGCGCGCTGTGGGGGCCGTTGAGGATGGGCGCATGGGTCCGGCTACGGTAGCCGCCGTCAAACGTTACACCGAAGCCGAGGTGATTATGCGGCTGCTGGCGGCGCGGCTGGAGTTCATGACCGGGCTGTCTGTCTGGCCGCAGTTCGGGAAGGGGTGGGCTAGACGGATTGCTCAGAATCTCAAATATGCGGGGGAAGATTTGCTATGAACTTCAGGAGACAATATGGCTATTAGCATGAATACCTTATGCGGCGGATATAGACATGCCGTTCTCTGGCAATCTAACCCAGTAGATGGGGTCGCAGAGGCTGCAATTGAGCTACGCACATACGCCGATAATGTTATTTCGTTGCGGAGCGGTGATGCTGAAATCCTTATAAACAGAGGGAGCGTTAAGGAGTTTATCAAGGTGTTAAAGGCGTTCGCTGATGAGCCGCACGTATGAAAAACGAAAATATTACCGCATGGGCGACCAAGTACGCGCTGACTACGGGGATACAGAAGGTCATCGGATCGGTCCGCCACGAAACGAGCAGCGCCATGTTTTCTTACCCTGCAAAGGATCGTGGCTGGTACGATGTTGTACACGGCAATGACTGGCACCGCACGCCGGAGGCCGCACTTGCTCGCGCAGAAGAAATGCGCAAGAACAAGGTCGCGTCGCTCAATAAAAGTATTGCGAAGCTGGAAGCTATCAAATTCAGCGCGGAGGAATGACGAGTGGAAAACCTAGCAGAAGCATTACCGAAAGAGCAGCAGCGAGTACGTGAGTTGTTGGAGATTTACGCCACGATCCCTACCGGTGTTTTTGCTGCGACGATGATGCGGCAATCGTTACGCCGAGCGGAAAAAGCGGCGGCATCTGGAGATCTTGCGGAGATGATTGTAGCATATACTGAACTGCAAGGGTTCAGCGAATGAAACTCCAGCCGGGCGATCTTCGCACTATCATCGACTGGACACTGGTTGCGGTCATGCTCGCGCTGCTGCTGATTCTCGCACCCGAGGTTGAGGCATTGGACGATAACAGCGCGGTCCCGGTATTGCTCTATCACTCACGCACTGCGGGGCCGAACTGCGATGCAAACGATACCGACGTGCTGGCGTTCGAGCGCGATATCAGAATTCTCAGGAGCAGAGGCTATGTACTGCAACCAGTGCTTGAAATTGTTAAGTGGCGGCTTGGCCTTGTGGACGGATCAAGCCTACCGGAGCGCGTGGCAGCGATCAGCTTCGACGACGGATTCGACCGCGACTGGTTGTCCGGCATCCCATCCCGCGTGCGATACCCAAGCTACCCTTGTGCCGATCTGCCGTCTGTGCGCGGCATTGCCGAGGGCGACGGCAATATCCCGGTGACGTTTTTCGTCATCGCCTCGCGGGTTGTGCGGCAGGGAATCCAGCCCGACTATTTCGGTGATAACTGGTGGCAGAGCGCCGAGAGGCATTACCTGTTCGATATCGGCAATCATTCGATCGACCACGACCACCAGTCCATAACGCACCCACTGGTTGATGATGATATCGGGGCAACGCTGCCGGCGTCCGGCCATGCGGATAACCGCTGGAGGGGCGAGGATAACCCGCTGCGCTGGACAAACTATGCCGCAGCATCGCTCGCGGTCGAGCAATCGGCGCAGGCGATTTACAGCCGCACGGGGGTATGGCCCGCTCTGTTCGCGCACCCGATGGGGGTGCTGAGTCCGTACATGCGCAACACCTACCTGCCGCAGTATCAGGCCCAGCACGGCACCCTGGCGGCGTTCTGTACGGAGGCCGGGACAAGCGAGAGGCTGGTGCGCAAGAGTAGCGATAGGTGGTGCCTGCCGCGGCTCGGGCATGGTGTGTCGTGGGTGACGGGTGACGATTTGAATCGGCTGATTGACGGGTGGTTGTGATGGGCGCTGGCCTGCTTTATCTGCTGGAGCGTTCCGCCAGCCTGTTGGATAGGGCTGCGCATGCGATAAAGATCGCGCACCAGGTAAATAATCAATGGCCGAAACACGACGATCTCGATGCTCGGCGGGATCACGATGACCTGCGCGAGGTGGCGAAGGGGTTGCGAAAAGCGCACGCGTATTTCGTGCCAAACCCGCTCGGTGGGCCGGCTAATATGTTCGACGCGATAGCCGACAGGATCAGGGCCGGAGAAGATATGGCGTCGGTCATGTCTGACCACGGCATTGAGTTCAAGGGTGAGGGCTAGTGGATAAGTCCGTGCGCATTGAGAAGCACCTGTACGTCGGCCTATCCCGCCCTGAGATGCACACGATTGCTGCCGAGAAAGTCAGGTTCTATCAGCGCCGGCAGCGGTTGGGCGAGCCGTTCCACCATCTGCTGGATGCGTGGCAGTGGGTTGAGGGTAGATTGAGGAGTGACAGGGCGCAACCATGAAAGCAAAACCAGTAAAACTGATTTATGACGAGCGATGCTACCAGGAGTGCTCGGCGGACGACGCCACGCATGTAACCCTGAACATTCCAGGCCCCACGGGCATTCTGACGCTGCCGGTGATTACCAAGGGGCGGCGCGAGGGGACCCGGTGTTGGACGTGGAACGGGAGTACGGACGCACCGACCCTGATGCCGAGCGTGCTGACCACGCGCTCCCATTTTCGGTGCCATTCGTGGATCAACGATGGTAAGGCGCAATTCCTGGCCGACTGCTCGCACGAGTTGGCCGGACAAACGGTTGATCTGTTGGAGGTAGAAAATGCCGGATGATCTTGCTGTGTGCCCTTGCGGGGATGTCCCGGAAAAGCTGTGCGTTGAGGCAACAGGGGCAGGCGACAGATGGTCTATCGTCAACGGGTACTGCTGTGGCGTGTGGGGTGTTGCGTTCCGCACGGACTACGAACCACACGGCTCCGAGGAAATCATGCGCAGGGCGCGCGAGGCGTGGAATGCTGCACCGCGAGGTAACAAATAATGTCGGCGTTAGCTGACACACTTGCGTTGGTGGACTGGGCCGGGTGGGTGTTCGTGGCGCTGATAGCAATCGGCGGCGCGTACCTCCTTCGACTCGACAGGGACGCCAGCACATTCCGGCTGGTTGATCTGATTTCCGACGCGGACGGCAAAGCTTATTCCCCGTCGCTCACCTATGTCGGCTGCTTTTTTATCGGGTCGTGGCTGTGTTGGTATCTCGCACTGACCGAGCAATATATCGAGTCGGCAGGGACATTCGCTGCGATGATGACCGGGTTCGTGGCCGGTTCGGTATTCCGGGGCAACACGGCATCGAAGGAACGCACGGCGGCACTCAACTCTGACCGTCCGATAGCCGAGCCGCAACCAGGCACCACAACCACCACGGAGCGAACTACACCATGACCCAGGATGCAATGAGTGAGAAGCCTTGGTGGTTCCCAACGCTTACCAATGACGAATGGATTGCACAGATTCGTGCGGAATATCCCGACGATACGCAAGAAAAGAGCGACAACTTCATACGCGAGTATTACGCCTATGGGTGTAAATATGTAGACACCTGGGATAATTTGGGCGATGCGCGCGAGGAATACGAGAAGCTGGCGGACGCGTACCTTGATCTGCTGGCGAAGGTTGGCGAGGTCTAACGCAGAAATCAGCGGGCCACCAATTTTCGGAGATGAGGAGAAGTCGATGGCGGTATTGACTGCGCCAAGCGAAGCGCCGCTGGCAGGCGACCGTGTTGACCGCCGTGTTAGGCCGCGCTTGCTCGACCTGTTTTGCTGCGCTGGCGGCGCGGCGACGGGTTACGCAATGGCCGGCTTCGACGTGGTTGGCGTGGATATAAACCCGCAGCTGCGGTATCCGTTCGAGTTTCGCCAAGCCGATGCCATGACGTTCGATCTGTCCGGGTTTGACGCGATTCACGCCAGCCCACCATGCCAAGCCTACACGGTGCTCGGCGGGCGCGAAGACCTAAGCCACTACCCCGACTTAGTGGATGCGGTGCGAGAACGGCTACAAGCCTCAGGGGTGCCCTGGATTATCGAGAATGTGCCAGGCGCACCGCTGCGCGACCCGATAACCCTGTGCGGTGCGATGTTCGGGCTACGCAGCTACAGGCACCGGTTGTTTGAAAGCAGCGTTACCCTGCTGGTGCCGCCGCACCCTACGCACAAGGTGCGGGTGAATAGGCGCGGCGAGAACCGGCGTAAACACTGGGACAACGGCGGGTTTATCACGATCACCGGGGACGTTGGGGTGTATTGCGGCCCCGATGCGATGGGAGTGGATTGGATGAGCGGGAACGAACTTTCTCAGGCAATACCGCCCGCATACACTGAGTTTTTAGGACGGCAGATACTTACGGCACTGTCGCGCGGCAGAAAGGGTGATATGGAAAAATCGGAAGCGTGGGATTTTGTTGAACGGTATGCGGATGGCGGAGAAATGTGTCTCGATTGCCGATGGAGTGACCAGAGCGGCCCCGGTAGTGGGCATTCATGCACCGCGGATAAAGCTACAGACTGCCCGGCGCTACCGGATGATCTATTCCCGGACGTGGAGCCGACAGGCGAAGCGTCCCACTTGAGCGGCGGGTTGTGCGTCACCAGCCCAGAAAGGAACAATATGATGTTGAAAGCAGCGATAGCAATAGACGATTGGAAGCTATCAATCTTCGAGCGCCACCTCTCTGAAGCGGGCTACAAATTTGAGAAATGTCCTGGACTCACCGCCGAGACATTGATCTTGACCGTCAAGACGGAGAACGTGGAAGCAATGGAAGCCGTGGTGCGAGCCGCGAACACAGAAGCAGTAAGAACAGGAGGGATACAATGAGCAAAACTACCTTGACCGATGGTGCGCCAGTGACGGCAGACCACCGAGAGATTAATCCAGCCAGCGGGATGCAGAAGGGTTACGTTGTACTCTCTGCCGAAGAGCGGGCAAAGGGCTTTGTGCGGCCAGTGCGGCGCTCCTACGTGCATGAAAAGTGCGGCGCGGTGACAACGATGGGCTTGGCATTGGCTGAGACTTGGGCGCGAGACATTAATTTCTACAGTGGGACGTTCTGCGCCGACTGTCGCGCTCACTTTCCGGTCGGTGCGGATGGGGGATTTACGTGGGATGGAACAACCGAAAAGGTGGGAACGTGACGCACAACGTATTTTAGGCGCCGTGGTGCAGACTGGAGAGTGAAATGAGTAAACTCAAACCGATCGCACGTTACGCCCTGCTGGGTACCGTTACGGTGCTGGGCTGGCTGGTGATCGCCGCTAATGGCGCATCGTATAGACTTGTCCGGGTGCAGGCTGCCGCGCTAATACGGAGGGAGTTGCTGAAATGAATGATCCCGCGCCGCTGCCCGAGACTATCGACAATAGCCACTATGTCCGCGACGATTTGTATTACAACCACGTCCCGACCAAGCCTGCCTTCACGGTACAAGTAACGTACAAGCGCATTGGCAAGCTCAAGCCGCGTCAGTTTCCGGCGGAGCGGCTGCGGTGATGGCAACGCGCACCATAACAGCGGGCAATCGAGAGGGCGACATTGAGAGCCTTGGGCGCTTGCTGGCGGCTTTCCTACCCGGTAGAGAGTTGACGGTTACGATCGAGGAAGCGAAGGCGGAGCGGAGTGATTTGCAGCGCCGCAGCTTGTTCGGGTGCGCGTACAAGGCGCTCATGGCGCAAATGGGACTGGCCGGTGAGAGCGAGAAGAACGATTTACATGAATTTCTGTGCGCCGAGTTTTGGGGCTGGCGCGAAAAGAACATCATGGGCCAGATTCATCGATACCCGATCCGGACAACGACGCGGGGCGAGGATGGCAAGCGTGACGTGATTTCGGTGCGCGAACAGCTTGATTTTTACGCATGGATTCAGCGCCGGGCCGCTGAGAATGGTTACGACGTTCCCGACCCGGACAGAATGTGGAGAATCCGGGCGGATCTCGACGCTGAACTTGAGGAGAAAACATAAATGCCAAATGAGGCCTGGATGCCGATACCTGGTTATGAGGGGATCTATGAGGTATCCGATCTGGGGCGAGTGCGATCAGTGGACCGCCTTGATTCTGCGGGGCAGCGCAGGCGCGGGCGCCTTATGACCCAATCGCTGGTTCACGGAGGGTATCCAAGGGTGACGCTCACAAAAAACGGAGTGGATACGGCGCGCAAAGTTCACCAGCTTGTGCTCAACGCATTTATTGGGCCATGCCCTCTTGATATGGAGGCGTGTCATGATAATGGGCAGCCCGCGGATAACAGGATCACGAATCTTCGATGGGACACAAGGTTGTCTAATGCGGCCGATAAAATCAGACATGGAACAACATGCCATGGTGAACGACATCACAGCTCGAAGCTGACGGAAGACGATATACCTGTCATATTTAAAATGCGCATGGCGGGTGTTACGGTGCAGTTAATTGCCAGTAAATTTGGAGTTAGCTCGGCGAATGTATCTCAAATCTTGCTCAGAAGGAAATGGAAGCATGTGCCCATTGAGCGAGATGCTGAGCTTGAAGAGGATGCTAAGCGATATGCTGTCTAGTCGCAAGCCTACAGCCGCCGAGAGGGCGCACATGGCATCCGTCGCTGCCCTAGGCTGCATCGTTTGCCGCCGGGATCTGGGGGTGTACAGCCCTGCCGCTATTCACCATGTCGAGGGTAAGACGAAGCCGTGCGCGCATTTCAAGGTGCTTCCCCTGTGCGGCAGCCATCATCAGACTGGCGGATATGGTGTGGCGTTGCATGCTGGCCGGGCTGAGTGGGAACGGCGGTATGGTACGCAGGCTGAGCTGATGGCGGATGTTGATGCGAGGATAGAGTAATGTCAAAGGCCACGGTTATCATATTTGCAAGCGCAGCCATTGAGGCCGGCTTGGTAATTTACGACCCATCGTCCAGGTTCGGCTGGTTTGGGCTGGGGTTTGCGATTGGTTTAGGTGTGGCATCATTGGTGCTTGATGCCGTGTGGGGGGAGTCTTAATGGCCGCTAAAATAGCCGCAGCCCTCGCGCTCCTGCTCGCCCTATCCGGCTGGGGTCTGTACAAGCAGATAGCCGCCAATGGCGGGCTGCAAAAGCAGATCGAGCAGAGTGAGCAGAAAGTACGGGAAGCCAACGCCAAGATCGACGAACTGGACGCCGATATCAAGGCGCGGGATACAGCAAGCAAGCTACTGGAGGCCGAGCGCGATGACTTACGCAAGAGAACCGCCGAAATGCGCACCGTGGTCCGAAAGGTATATATCCAGCCAGACGTACAGCCATGGGCCGAAACCGTCCCGCCGGCTGCTGTGGTTGATGCTATTGGCGCTGGGATTGACTGCCTGTGGAAGTCAGCGGACGGTGGAGGTAACGCGGACTGTAGTGCTATCGCCGCCAGCCGAGACGATGGCGGACTGCATGCGCCCTGACGTGGATCTGAGCCGTAACAGCGCGATAACGGATAGCCTGTTAGCAGCGCATGCGGCTTTGGTATCATGCACATTGACAAAGCAAGCGGCTCGGGCGTATATCGAGGATGCCGGGCGACGGCTGGCAACTGGGGAAACGTCCGAAAACTAGTTAGGAGACAGCTATGAGCGCATCAAACGCTTTTGAAACCAGCCTGCTCGGGCTGATCATGACCAACGCGGATGCCGCCAACGTCGGCGATGCCACAGGTCTGAGAGGATCGACCACCGCCGGGGTGTTCTGGATGTCGTTGACGGTATCCCCTGGGCATACCGAGGCTGGCGACCAGACCACGAACGAGACGGTGTACACCAACTACGTGCGGCAAGACGAAGCGCGCAACGTGACGCAGTGGACTGTCACGGGGGATACCTGCGACAACGACAACGCCATCGGCTTCCCGACGTGCGGCGCTACGGGCGCGACCCTGTTCGGGTTCGGTCTTGGTTCGGCGACATCCGGGGCGGGCAACCTGTTCCTGATTGGCGATCTGACGGCAACTCTGGCGGTCAGCAACGGCGTGACACCCAGTTTTGCGGCGGGCACGCTCGACATCGTGCTTTCGTGAATGATGGTATGATTCCATTTTCCACAAAGGAGAATGGAATGACCATCCCGCAGAAATTAATCGACAAGGCCATCAAGGACTACAGTGAAACAAGGTCGGCTCACAAGACGGCAAAACGCGTCGGCCTTGGGTCAACGACGATTTATCGGATACTTGCTGCCAATGGCATCGAGTGCGACGGTCTCGCGTTGCATCGCCAACGCACTCGGAAGTTGCCGGAAAAGGAAACGCTATTGAGAGAGTATGCGAGCGGAATGTCTGAGAACGCGATTGCAGCTAAATACAATTGCGGCGCACCAAGTGTGCACGAAGCGCTGCGTAAACACGGCGCGAAAATGCGCCCTCGTGGAAACTGGGAACGCACAATTACAGAAGATGAGGCGAAAGAGATCGTTGCTCAGTATCGGCAACTAGGAAGTCAGGCAGCAGTAGCAGCACTTCGCAACATGGGACAGCCAAGGGTGTCGAAGGCGCTTCGTATGATGGGGGTTTCCTGTGGCCGGATGGCCGGCGAGAATCACCCGTCATGGAAGGGCGGGCGCGGTCCGGCTCCGGGAGGATACATCGCGATCTTTCTGCCTGTTGGCGATCCGATGCGCTGCATGGGCGAGAGAAGCGGGCGCGTAATGGAACACCGCCTCGTCATGGCGCGTTCGCTAGGTCGTCCACTATTGCCGCATGAGACCGTGCATCATATCAACGGCGACCGCACAGACAACCGACTGAGCAACCTGCAACTGCGTTTCGGAAAGCACGGCACCGGCGTCGCAATGGTCTGTGCGAAGTGCGGAAGCCACGAAATTAAATACACGGAGCTTCATTAATGGTTGCTATCGTGAACAACACGCTCCTTGTCATCGCTATATCCGACCGCCCGCGCCGTATTATGATACCGGCCGAGCCGCGTGGTATAACGATGATGGGCAGACCACGGCAGATCGCGATCCCCGCCGAACCACGGCAGATTGCTATAATGGACCGACCACGCAAGATCATGACCGGAACCGCCGCATGAAACAGGTTCTCTGGACGCCAACCCTCACGCTCAAGCATGACCCGAACGCCAGCGAGATCTATCAGTGGGACTTCACCGACTGGCTCGACGGCGAGACGCTGGTTAATCCGCCGACTGTAACCGCAGAGGCAGGCATTACCGCTGCTATATACGTTGTCGGCGCATCAACCGTTGACGTGCGCATATCAGGGGGCACGGCGGGGACTACATATGCGGTAACGGTAAGGGCGACAAGCGTCACGCATTCGCGGATACAGGACCGCACCGTTAACTTCAAGGTGGCGGAGCAGTAATGCAAACCATTGATTCAAAAGGTATAATAAAAAACTTCCCGTTTATAAAACCGTATTTGGTCGGTTAATGCCTATGCGTTCCCTAAAGAAAAAGCGTGGTGTTGGACAGCCGCCGCATGAGCCTACCGACATTACCCGCGATCTGGTGCAGATACACGTCACCGTCGGCACCACGCAGACTCACATTGCGCAGATACTCGGTATCGACATGAAGACGCTGCGCAAGTGGTACCGGGCCGACCTGGACCTATCCAAGGCCAAGGCCAACGCCACAATCGGCGGCGCGCTGTTCAACAAGGCCAAGAACGGCGACACGACGGCCATGATATTTTGGATGAAAACGCAAGCGGGCTGGCGGGAGAAGGATCGCGGCGAAGACGTTGACACGTCGCCGCCGACAATCATCATCAACATGCCGAAACTCGATGGTAATTGAGCCGACGATACCGCAGGCGCGCTTTCTGTTAAGCACGGCCAAAGCGCCGTTGATGGTTGGTGGGTACGGCAGCGCGAAAACCTACGCCCTGATCCTCCGCTCGATCATGGGCTCGATCCGCAACCCAAAGCTCAACCGCGCATTTTATGAGCCGACCTACGATCTTATCCGCCAGATCGCGTGGCCGAGATTCGAGGAAATGCTGCTGTCGCTCGGCATAGGTTACACGCTGAGGAAAAGCCCGCTCAATGAGATACAGATCCAGGGCTGCGGCAAGATCATCTTCCGCTCGATGGACAACCCGGAGAGAATCATCGGGTATGAGGTCGCCGATTCGGACGTGGACGAAATAGACACGCTTAAGCCAGCCGACGCGGCGGATGTCTGGCGCAAAATCGTTGCGCGGAACAGGCAGAAAAAGCCCGCTGGCGACAACACCATCGGCGTTGCCACTACGCCGGAAGGGTTCGGGTTCGCCTATCAAACCTGGGCCGTAGACCCGCCGGACGGGTACGAAATAATCCGCGCGCCGACCGCGAGCAATCCCCACATCCCCGCTGATTACATCGAACAACTGCGCAAAATCTACCCGGAGCACATGCTGCCGGCCTACCTTGACGGGCAGTTCGTCAACCTCACGGCGGGGACGGTTTACCGCGAGTTCAGCCGGGATCGAAACTTGACTGACGCCACTATCCAGCCGGGGGAGGATCTGCACATCGGCATGGACTTCAACGTCGGCAACATGAGCGCGGTGGTGCACGTCATTCGCAACGGCAAGCCGCTGGCGCTGCAAGAGATCACCAAGGCTTTAGACACCCCCGATATGTGCGGTATCATCGCCAGGCGCTTTGCGGGACACAAGATCAGCGTTTACCCGGACAGTTCAGGCGGCGCGCGGAAATCCAACAATGCGGGCGAGACCGATCTTCACGTTCTTAGGGCGGCGGGGTTCGGCGTCTACGCGCATGCGGCAAACCCCAGGATCCGGGATCGGGTAAACTCGATGAACGCGCAATTTGGGAAAGGGTACCTGGTGAGTCTTTCGGGGTGCCCGCAGTACGTGCGCTGCCTGGAGCAGCAGGCGTATAATCTCAACGGCGAACCGGACAAAAGCTCTGGGCTGGACCATTTGAATGACGGATCAGGCTATTACATTCACTACATTTATCCGCTGATCCGGCCTGCAATGGACATCAATTTGAGGGTGGCGAATTGAAAACCGACGTTACTGCGACGCATGCCGAGTATGATGCCAGCCTGCAGGAGTGGACACTTTCCGAGGATGCCGCAGCCGGGGAGATTGCGGTAAAGGGCAAGGGCGAAACGTATCTGCCGAAGCCCAACCCCACCGACATTTCAAAGGAAAACAACGCGCGGTATGCGCAATATCTCACGCGGGCGGTGTACTACAACGCGACCGGGCGCACGCTGCAAACACTGCTCGGCACCGCATTCGGCGAAGATCCCACAGCCGAAATTACCGGCGCAATTGATTATGCGCTTGAGGATGTTGATGGCGCTGGGGTATCGATTTACCAGCAATCACAGATGGCGCTGTCGCATGTCCTGAAAGCCGGGCGCTGCGGGCTGCTGGTGGATTACCCCCCGACGCCTGTTCCGGCATCGCGTGCCGATATGGCGAGCGGGGCCATCCGCGCGCGCATTGCGCTGTACCCAGCGGCGAGCGTCACAAACTGGCGCACGATACGGGTTGGCAGCAAAACCACGCTATCCATGGTTGTATTGCGCGAGGCGCATGAGACTGTGGATGATTTCGCGGCGGTCATTGAGGATCAATACCGCGTTTTGCGGCTGACGGCGGCAGGCTACACGCAAGAGGTATGGCGCGAAAACGAGCACGACACATGGGTCCTGGTCGAGGGGCCTGCGGTGGTGCTGGACGCTTCAAGGTCGCCGTGGAGAGAGATCCCGTTTGTGTTCTGCGGGGCGGTCAACAATGACGACCACTGCGATCCGTCGCCGCTCTACGATATCGCTTCGCTTAACATCGCGCATTATCGCAACAGCGCGGACTACGAAGAGGCCGCCTATCTCGTCGGGCAGGTGCAACCGTGGATGTCCGGGCTAACGGTCGAGTGGCGCGATCACCTGCAAAAAAGCGGTATCTATTTCGGCTCGCGCGCGCCGATCATGCTGCCTGAGGGCGGGGCGTTCGGTCTTGCGCAGGCGGCCGCCAACGGCCTCGCTTATGAGGCGATGAAGCAAAAAGAACAGCAGATGATTGCACTCGGCGCGCGCTTGTTACAGCCGGGTGGTGCAGTGAAAACCGCCACCGAGGCGCAGGCGGACAGCGAGGCGGAGATGTCGGTGCTGTCATTGGCCGCCAGCAATGTATCCGATGCCTACACCCGCGCGCTTGCGTGGATGGCGCAATTCATGGGTGACGGAGTGGGCGAGTATCGCATCCAGCAGGATTACTCCGGCGGGCAGGTGGACGCGCAGATGCTCGGCTCCCTGTTGCTCACGGTTCAGGCGGGTAAAATGCCTGACGCTGACCTGTGGGCGGCCATGCGTCAATCAGGATTGATTGCGCCCGACCGCACCGACGACATGCTGCGCGAGGAATTGGATGCCAGCGCGGGCGACCTGTTGCTGCCACCGGCCTAATATATGGCGGCCCCTAATCGCGCCAGTCAGATCCTCGCTAACGCATCCGTGCGGCACCAGGTGTTTCTTGAGCGGCTGAAACGAGGGCAGTCGAAGAAGGCGCAGGCGTTTCTTGTCGAAATGGACAGGGCGCTTCGTCTGCGGATCGGGGCAACGGAGTTCCAGCGGGGGCGCATTGAGGCGCAGCTATCCGGCATCGCTGCTGACCTGCGCGCAATCCGGGGGCGGGCTGACAGTGACATGCTTTCCGACATGCGCGATGTTGCGGAGTATGAAGCCGGGTTTGAAGTCAGGGCCCTGGGCACCATTACCACCAATTACACAGTCTCCGCGCCTACACAAGTCTATGCGGCAGCGCTGTCAAAGCCGCTGTCACTTCGAGGTCCGGGCGGCGGAAAACTGATCGAGCCATTCGTGCGCGGCTGGTCCGATGCGATGGTAACCAACACTATCGACACGATCCGGCAGGGGTTTTTCGAGGGGCAGACAAACGCGGCCATACTCCGGGCGATTCGCGGGACAACGGCGGCGCGGAACGAGGATGGGCTACTCGCGCGGATGAGTCGAAGCGAAGAAGCGCTGGTCCGCACTGTGGTTCAGCATATGGCATCGGTCGCGCGCGAAGAGGTGTGGCAGGCAAATGACGATCTAGTCACGGGCGTGCAATGGCTGTCGGTGTTGGATGATCGAACCACCACCGTCTGCCAGTCGCTCAGTGGTAAGATATTCCCGCTCGACTCTGGTCCACGCCCGCCAATACATCCGGGCTGCCGCTCAAGTACGACCCCAGCCATCGACCCTAAGTTCGCATTCCTCAGCAAAAACGCCCAGCAATCCAGCCTGTTCGGGCCGGTGGATGCGAAAGAAACCTATTACTCGTGGCTGCAAAAGCAAGACGCCGGATTCCAGGATGAGGCTATCGGTCCCATGCGGGCAAAGCTTTTGCGCGACGGCGGATTGTCTGCCGAACGATTCGCCGAGCTGAATATCGGCAAGAACTTCAACCCGCTGACGCTGGAGCGGATGCGGGAGATAGAGCCGCTGGCCTTTGAACGGGCCGGCTTGTAACCACTATCCCTGGGGGATAACCGATGCTGAAATATGAGATTGATACGATTGATGGGCTTGACGAATCCGTCGCGGCGCTGTACGAAAAGGCCGGGGATAAATACAGGCTGTCCGTGGACGGCTTGCCAAAGGGCGAGGACGTAGCGGGACTCAAAGCTAAAAACGAGGAGCTGATTGCCGAGCGCCGGGAAGCGCAGAAGCGCGCGAAAGCCGCCGAGGAAGCCGCGCAACTGGCCGCCGAGGAAGCCGCGCGGAAAGGGGGCGACGTTGCCGCGCTGGAAAAGTCGTGGCAGGATAAGCTGGCGCGACGCGAGGCGGAATTGCTGGCGCAGATAGAGAGAATGGGGTCATCGGTCACGGCGATGACGGTTGACGCAGTGGCGTCCAGGTTAGCGGCAGAGATGGCCGTTGAGGGTTCCGCGCCGGTCCTGTTGCCGCACATTCGCGCAAGACTTGCAGCGGAGGAAAGAGAAGGGCAATATATCACCGTGGTGCGTGACAGTGACGGGAAGCCCTCCGCACTGTCGATTGACGAATTGAAGGCCGAGTTGTCAAGCAACCCCGCTTTTGCTAGGGTGATTGCAGGAAGCAAGGCATCCGGCGGCGTACCGGGAGGCCGACCAGGGGTCGGAGGTAGCGGAAGCGCCATCGAAGAGATGATGAAACTGCCGCCAGTCGAGAGAATGAACGCGGCACGAAACGCACAGAAGTAATGGCCTGGGGCCATGTTGGTTTGACCGGTTGGGCCGGTGAGGAAAATTCACTTACCCAATCGAGGACGCCAATATGGCCCTTACTTTGCTCGAAGCCGCGAAACTGAATAGCGGCGATGTCTATAAATCCGGCGTGATTGAACTGTATGCCGGCTCAAGTTCCATCCTCATGACCCTGCCGTTCCAGGACATCGCTGGTAACGCACTCAAATACAACCGCGAATCCAGCCTGCCCGGCATCGGTTTCCGCGGTGTTAATGAGGCGTACACCCCCAGTACTGGCGTTCTGAACCCCCTGACTGAATCGCTGGTCATCGCTGGCGGCGAACTGGACGTAGATGCTTTTATCCTCAAAACGATGGGGATGGAACAGCGCGCGGTCCAGGAGTCGATGAAAATTCGGGCGCTGTCTCTGGCGTGGACCCGGAAATTCATCAAGGGCGATGCGTCGTCTGAACCGCGCGAATTCGACGGGCTCCAGGTCCGCGTAACTGGCGGCCAGCTTATCTCCGCCGGATCTACCGCCAACGGTGCGGCGCTGTCGCTGACGAAACTCGACGAAGCGATTGATCAGGTTCTGAACCCCACGCATTTGATCATGTCCAAAGCCATGGCGCGGAAATTCAGTGCTGCGGCGCGGTCAACGTCGGTCGGTGGTTACATCACCTACACCCCTGATCAGCTCGGCCGGCGGATCCTGAACTACAACGACCTGCCTATCCTGACCGTCGATCTGGACGATGCGGGCGCAGCCATCCTGCCGTTTACCGAAGCCGCCGCATCAGGTACCGCAACCGCCACCTCGATTTATATCGTGAGTATCGGCGCGGATGCACTGACCGGAATCCAGAACGGCACCATCGACGTGCGCGATTTGGGGGAGCTGCAAACCAGCCCGCTCTATCGCACCCGCATTGAGTGGTACAACGGACTGGCGATCTTCAATGGCCGATCCGTCGCTCGCCTGCGCCACATTGGCGACCTCGCAATCGTCGCCTGATAACGGAGAACTGATATGAGCAACCTTTACTCGCAACACACCTACGACAACGCGCTGCTGATTCGGGCGCTGGCGTCGGCCATTACGTCCACCGAAACCGGCTCCGTGATTCTGGATGTCGGATCTGGCCTGTTTGCCGGTGACCTGGTTATCGACTACTCCGGGCTGGATGTTGTAACCGGCGATGAGGCGTACACCTTCATGCTGGAGGGCTCGCCGGATGCTGGATTCGGCACTGCCGGCAACATCACCGTCGTTGCCATGCAGCGCATCGGTGGCGCTACCGGCGCGGCTCCTGTAGGCACGGCGGATGCTGCTGCCGGGACTATCACCGTGCCATTCCGCAATGAGCGAAACGGGACGACCTTCCGCTACCTGCGCCTGTACACGCTGCTGGCCGGCACGTCCCCGAGCATCGTGTTCAAAGCCTTCCTCGCGAAAAGCTTCTCATGAGTCGCTTGGTTGAGGTATCCACTGCTGTCAACGCCAATGTGCGCCAGATCAGCACCATCGACCTGGACGCACGGGCGCAAGCCGGGGAAATAGGCGGGGTGCCGTCGGCGGTCGCTGGAACCGTTGTTGCAACGGAATACGGCGACAACATTTTCCACAAAACCGTGCTGACCTGCACCGCTGTTCCTGTGTCGGTCGCCGATGATGCCGGCGTTGCACAGTATGGTGGCGTCAAGATCTACACGTTCCCAGAGGGCTTGATCTGCACCTTCGGGGCGATCATCAGCGGCGCCCTTACGCTGGGCACCACCGGCACCATCATCGATGCGTTCACTGGGAAAAATGCGCTCGGGTCTGTCGTGGCAACTACCGGCGCGACGCTGATCGCCGGCGAGGCGACGTGGTTGCAGGAGAGCGCCAACGCAACGGCATCCGCCAAGGTCGCAGCGATCAGCTCTGTGAGTGTCGCAACGCAACTGACAGAAACGCCGGTCCGGGTTTTCGATGGAACAGCAACTCCCGCTCCGGTTTTCCTGAATTTCGCCATCGCGGACGACGTATCGCACACGGTAGGAACTGGGTCGTTCACCGGCACCATCACAATGCTTTGGGCAAAAGTAGGTGACAAATGAAAACAATCTACGACTCCTCCGGGAATAGCGTGACGCTTGAATCCGTGGACGCTCGGGAGTACATCGAAACGGGGCTGTGGTTTGCCGAAAAGCCCGAGCCTGCGCCCGAGCCTGCGCCAGAGCCAGAGCCTGCGCCCGAGCCTCGGAAACACAAACACACTGCTGAGGATTAAACGAGATGCCAGCCATCACAGCAACAGACATGCAGGGCGCAGGGCAGCGCACGCTGACGGTTACGACACTCAACGGGACGGATTCGTTTGTGTTCAACTCAGCCAAAAACCCGGTGTTGAATCTGCGTAACCCAACGGCGGGCGCACTATCGCCGGTGATTGACGGTAACGGCGGCACCACGGTGCAGGTTGCCGGCATCGGATCGGTGGACGTGTCAGCGGGCTACGCAGTGGGATCAATCGCCGCGACCACGGGCAACGTAGCGATACCGCTTAACTCTATCAGCGCGTATTTGCAGGGCACCATCGCTATCACTGGCGGGACTGGCCTTGTCGCGACGCTCATGGAGTTTTGATGGCGCTCATCGTTGAGACTGGCGCGATTGTATCGGGGGCGAACAGCTACGTTTCGCTCGCCGATACGCGCACCTATGCCTCAGCGAGGGGCGTCACGCTGTCTGCCGTTGATGCGACACTGGAGCCGATGGTTATCAAGGCGATGGACTTTGTCGAGTCGCATAGCGCGCAGTTTATCGGCGAGCGCGTGCAGCGTGATCAGCCATTGTCCTGGCCGCGTGTCGGTGCGGTGGTGGAGCGCTGGGAGTGGGCTAGCACAGAGATACCCAGGCAGCTAATCAATGCCACGCTCGCAACGGTGGTTGAGGTGGCGGCTGGTACTGATCCGTTCAACCCGCCATCTGCCGCATTGCCTACTATCAAGGAGCGCGTAGAGGGCGCTGTTGATCTGGCCTACGCGGCCCCGCGCGGGGGAGATTTTAAGGTGTCGAAAGATAGAGACGCATTGGTGCAGCTACGCATGCTGCTGCGGAATTCCGGACTGTTTGCCGTGAGGGCATAACGATGGCGGGCTTTGATTACGCGAAAATTGCCGCGACTGCCGCGACGCTGATTGAAAAATTCGGACGCGGGCTATCGCTGCGACGCTACAACAAGACGGGCGGCAACGCCTGGGATCCCGTGACGTCGATTGTTGACCAGCAGGTAACCGGCATCGTGCGCGATTACACCGTCGCCGAGCTGGGCGCGCTAGGCATTCCTGCTGGCGACCAGCTGGTGATTCTTGCCGGCGCTGCGATGCCGGCCATTGACCAGAAGGTCCTTGACGGAAGCGTTGAGATGGAGATTATCTCAATCACCACCGTAAAGCCCGGAGATACTGGGCTTGTGCATTTCGTGCAGGTGCGGAAATGAGTTTTTCATCCGACGTTGAAAAGTGGTCGAAAGCCACCGGCGTTGGAATCGATAAAACGATCCGTGCGG